TCACGGGCTTTTTTGTTTTATTGAAAGTTCATTACCTTGTTTTATAATCTTTTTCACTTGCTTAATAGTTGGGTTCGTGTGGTTTCTAATAGTATGTTCGTTTAACAGATAACGGCTTGCAACTTCTGATAGTGTCAAGCGTTCCATGTATCTAAGTCTGATTAACTCTAGGTCATCATCACTCAATGAATCAAACACCTCTGTCATTGCTTTGAATATAAAGCGTTGTGGTGTGAGTTGGTCTGAGCTGTCTATCCTATCCGTCCATGACTTCATTGTACCTGTGAGATATAATCTGATATTAAACTCTAGCTCATTCATCATACAATCCTCCAAACAAAAAAGCACCCCCACAATTAGAGATACTTTCCTGCATTATCATACCATGCGCATTTCTGCGTCTTTTTTTATAAGACTATTATATCATACTTTAGATATAATTTCCTTAGCTTTCTTCATGACTTTACCTGTCTTAGCTGTTATCTGATAAGCTGGCAATCCTGTGCGCTTTGTAGTCTCTGCGATACTTAATAACTCAACGTATCTCAAACATAGTAATGCTATGCTATCAGTATCGACTGAATCAAATAACTCATCAAGATTATCTAATAGTTTTAGAAGTCTTGGTAAGTTGCCTAGATCAGCGCCAGTCTTTTCAATATATGACTTTCTGCTTTGAGCGCTTAGGTATAGTGTTCCTCTAAGATACCACCTTACAACATCTTGAGGTCTCCCCCAATAATATCTAACCATCTATTTTATATCCTTTCATGCTATATTATAAATTCCTAGCGAAGTAGGTAAAAGTACAGGTACCACGGTATCAAAGTCCCACAAATGGCTTAACCATCGCTTATAAAATCTGATACCGCTAACGGTATCATGATACCGTAGTACAGTATCATTTTCGCTTTTTCTGACATTAACAATAAATACCTAGCCAATAAAGACTAGGTTTTTTTATTATAATCTAATCACTTAATCCGTCAAGATAAGCTCTTACTTTTTCTTTATACTTTCGTGTACGCTCGTCTTCAAATTGTTTGAGAGAACGAGTGACATTGATAGAAGTATCATCATAAGCTGGTTTACTTACTACGCTTATTTCGCCTAATGTTTGAAGTTGGTTGATTGTTCTGATAGGTTTACTTGCTCCTTGTTGCCATGAATCGCCACCGTCTGCCACGACAAAACCAAAACTCATGCCTTTAAGGTTTCCAGCCTTAATATTGTTATAAACGTCATGGCCTACTGTTGTATCTGGCATATCCAAAACAAAATGCAAGCCGACGTTATCAATGCTTAACTTTAAAGTTCCTGCATCAACTCTGCCTAGCACATTGGCGTAATCATGGTTATATAAAGCTAATACATCGCTTAGGTCAACATTATCAAGTGCTGTCGGAGCGATATATTCAATAAACGGAGCATTAGGCACACTTGGCTTATTAAATACAACGGCATACCCTGCAATTTGTCCAATGAATCCTGCTTTTTTATTTGCGTCTCTGATTTCTAGTTTGCTATCAATCCCAAAATTAATTTCTGTTTTTTTAGTCATTTAATCCCCTAATCTAAATCAGTCATGATTTTTTCAGATTTTAGGAATGCCATTAATTCTTTTTCATATTGGCTTGCCATTAATCTAACAATTCCAAAGAACCAGTTATTTTTGTGACTTCCGTTTTTTTGAGCAATTAACTTATATAATGGGCCTCGAGAATAAACATTTGATTTTTCTAGTAAGTAATTTCCTGATTCCTGAAGTTGATAACGTTGGTCATCAACTTCCTTGTTATATTCCTTTAGTTTTTTCTTCGTATCTTTAGATAAGGTACTTTTTAATAAATCTTGTTGAATGTTACTTAAACTATCTGCTCGGCTTAATGCTTCTCCGATAGTATCATCAACTTCTTGAGAACTCCAGAAAACATCTAGCTCTTTCTGTTCCTCCGCCTGTCGTTTTTCTAATGTCTCTAGTAATTGCTTAGCGTTATTCAATTCAGATAAGGCTTTGAGTGATTCATCAATATCATCATTTTGAGATTGATTTTCCATTTTTTCAATTTTATTTTTTAATTCAGAAATTAATTGATTCGTTTTATCAACTTTTTGAGTAAGTGGTTTAGCTTGTTTTTCGAGTTTGTTTTTTGCTTCTTCAATATATTTTACTTGCATGTTATTTTCTCCATTTTTCGTTATTTATTACTTATCGGCATTACACAGAACGCCTAACTTATCGCCTAATGTCGCGATCGCTTGATGAGTTTCTTGATCTGATTGAAGTTGGTTATTAAAGTATTCTTTTAATGATAGAAGATTTTCAACTGCTTTATTTCTCTCATTTTCAGCGATTGGGATTTCTAAGTTTTTTGTTTCCTTTTCTCATTTTATTTTCTCCAATTTTTTATGTTAAGTTTTACTAGGTTCTATCAGTAAATTCAATTTGTTCGGACAGCGTACTTTTTTCATGTTTTTATTTCCTTCTAATAAATTCCTGGCGAGTAGGTTTTTTTGTGGTAACATAGTAACAAAGTGCTATAAACAGCTTAACCATGCGGTTAAAGCTGTAACTTATATCAGTAACGTATTACTGATTTTTAGTAACACTTTTATTTTTTCTTGCGTAAATAACCTTTAGTGACTTTTTTATGTTTCTCATCGTCCCAATAAAACAACCGTCTAAACAATTCCATTTCATTGGCTCGGTGTAAATCAACGGCTCGATTAAACCCTGCGCTATTCGGTCTTTGCGTTGTTTTTATCCATTTTTCTTTGATGTGGTCGGGTAGTTTATTTTCAAACTCTCGCTTAGTAAAGGGTTTCACTCCCTCATCTTCACACCATGCACGATATAAGGCGCTTAGAAAGGCGGTTGGTAGAAAATCACTGACGAACTCCTCAAACATATCATTTACAAAAGCCAATACATTGTCATTGCTGATTTTGAAATCATCTAACAGCCCTTGTGTGGCTTTTGGATCGTCAAACTTCTCAAAGTTAAGCGATAAAGCGATTTTAAGCACGTACTCTAAAACATCTTTGCGTTTAATATAATCATCTTTGATTTTCCAATTGTCATTATCTGCCGTGAAAGACTTGTTAAAGGGAACAATAAGCAAACGTCTGTATGTTCCATTTGACTTGTTTCTAAACTTTGGTAAGAAATTAGTCGATTGAATAACTAGCTTGTTAAATACTGCCAAAGTTGGTTGCTTTCCTTTCGCTTCAATCGGTACTGGGTCGCCAGTAACTACAGAAAAGTAGTTTCCTGCATTGTCTAAGTAACTGACTTGGCTATCATCTCCGATAATACAAGTTTTGCCAACGACTTGGGAAAGGGCGAACCGTTCCGCAAATTGTTCAGCTTTGACACTTGCCACGTTCTCACGTCCGATAAGGTTCATGATGAGGCTTTGGAAAGTTCCTTTGCCGTCATTTCCTTTACCGACTAGCCAAACGCCTTTGCGATAAGAATAGTTGCCGTTGGTACTTGCGGAAATAATCTGCCATAAAAGGCTAACGAGTTCTTTATCTCCACTCATTAAATCAAGTAACCAGTCGTCTACGTTCCAACCGTTAATATTGGGTACTTTTGCCTTGTCATTGTACTTGGTCGCAATGGTTGAAGTAAAAACATACTTAGGACTGAATGGCTCTAATTGTTGCGTTTTCTTGTTAAAAATACCGTTCGCTACTGGGATAAGATGAGCTTCTGCGGTTTGTTGTTTAACCTCTGCTAAGGTTTCAAGTTTAAAGAGGACCTCTTTTGACCGCGCCTGACTGTATGACGGCTCTAGCCAGTAAATGAGCCGATGAAAGAAGTTTTCATTTGTTTCATATATCCCTAGTTCAGGGTTATAAACGCCTAACAGTCCGCTTTGGTGGTCTAATTTGATGACTTTGAGCGTCTTATAGATAATTCTTGCTGTTTCTAAAGGGCTTAATGATTTCGGTGGCTTTCCGTCCTCTTTAGGTGTGCTTAAAAATAGGTTACGGTGTTCAAAGAATAGTTTTCTAACAGCTCTAAGCGTTTGAGTGTTTGCTTTGACATAATCAGGCTGATTAATGATTTCTTTTTCTTGTTCTAACCAGTCTGTCAAACTGTCTTGATAACCTGCGATATTGACGACTTTCTTTGCCGTCTTCGCCATAATCTGTGAAGTCCTCTATTTGAGGTTTGGGACTTCTTACGTTTCCCTGTGGTGTTTCTGCCACAAGTTTTTCTAATTGGTCTGTCATGACTTCCTTTCTATCTCATCTTGAATACGCTTTTCCAAATGGTCGCCAGCTCGTCATCAGGTAAGGGCGGACTGGTTCGATTGTTAAAGGTTCGCAATAAGTCCATACAGCTATTATTATCAATACCAATTTTTCTCCAGTAGTGGAGAATGCGGTTCGTGTCATTGTTTCGATTCCCTTTTCGTGCGCCTTGGTTGAATAACTCCCACATTTCAGCGCCATAAGTACGACTGCCTAGCGTTGGGTTCTGTCTTTTTTGTGGTCGCTGTATCATTTCAAGTAACCAGTCAGGACAATCAGAAAGGTTATCAAAAGTGAGTGGCTCGTTAGTTTCTGTATCATTCAAAGGGATATAATCGCCGTCTGTGCGTTTGCTCGGATATATGGGTGTGAAGTGTGTTTTTATCTCCACGCCGTCCGCTAGTTCACTGACAATCGGCTGACTGAATAGCTCTTTGGGAACTTTAAAGAAAACATGCAAGCCGTTGCCTGTGGGTGTCTTTTCAACATAGGTACTTAATATTTCCCCCTCGCTGTGTTCATTCCATAAGCGACTGAATACAGCTCTGCCATTCTGTCCGTTTTCGTGTTGGTCTAAGTCAATACAAATCAAACCGCTATTTCTAAGATTAATCATGATGTTACGGTTCGGTATTTCATCAAACCATTCACTCACTGTGATTTCGTCAAGTGTTCCGCTTGAAGTTCCTTTTATAACAGCTCGCTCACTTTTTCCAGCGGGATAACCAGCGATAACAGAAAAACCGCGATTAATACAGTTTAGGGCTTGTTCTTTTGGTGTCAATAGTCAGCCCTCCTGAAAGAGTTGGTCAATCCAATCAAGTTCTGCAAGGGTGTAGCCGTTGACTGCATTATTAATCGCAATGCCTGTCCGTTGCTTTTTAATGATTCCAGCTCTGCGTTCGTCTTCATTAGTTGGGATAAAATAGCCGTTATCAATCGAACCAATGGCGCAACCTTGCTTATGGAGGTACTCAATTCTACTCTGTAAAGTACGAAAATCAATATCAAGTGTTTGTGCCAATATTCTACCTTTGACAGCTCGGTCAATTCCTCGATGTTCAGCAAGAAATTTAATAATATTTTGGTCTAACGTCTGTAAGTTTTTAAGTTTCATAGCTTCCCCTCCGCTTCGTCATAAGTCCCCCACATAGAAATAATAGTCTTGATAAAGCTATCTATGTCTGTACAGTCCCTAGCGTCCGCAATTAACACATTCAGCAAAATACTAACTGCTTCAAGGTCTGAGATTTCGTCAAACTGGCGTGTAACTGCCAGCAGGTCATCGCCTTTGTATAAAGTTTCAATGGTCAGATTTTTTATTTCAGTATCCGATTTAGCTTTCAGTATTTCATACGCTTTGCCACTCTCCATAAATTCAGAAAGTGCTTGTTTTTCTTCATCACTTAATTTTTTTAATGTCATTTTTTAGTTTCCTTTATCTGTAGTTTCATAACAGCTAGCTCTTTGCCTAAAAAGGGTACTGATTGCGTGCATAAGTTGCTTTTCACTCCGCTGGGTAAGATAATACCTGTACTCGCTTCAAACTGCTGTATCAAGTCATATTTGACCGCTCGTGCGTTGTGAATAATCTTAAATGGGTGTTTACCTGCTGGACTAAAACTATTCCGTCCGTACCGTTTTAAAGCCGTGTAGCCTTGGTGGTGTTCTATCATCTCGCTACCTCATCAAATAAGCTGATTTCTCCGCCCTCTTTTTCGCCCTCAAATCGGACACCGTGCTTATATTTACGAACTTTAAAAGAATAATCAACTGTGCCTGTATTGGCATTTAATGGGTCTAATTTTTCAATCTGCTTATCTGTAAGTTCTGCATGATAGGCTTTTAAACTTCGCAACCCTACGCTATCAATACCAGCCACATAACGACAAGCTCTAATAATATTTGTCATTTTCTCAATCCTTTAATAAAATTTGCCTTGCCTGACAAGTTGCTAAGTATCTATGATGATGAATTTACATATATCATCAATCAAATAGTAAATAAGTGTGGTTTTGTATCGTGGTTTATAGCGGTTCAAGCCGTGCTTTTCCCAATTATCAAGTGTGCTGTCTGATATATCTAAGTCTTCCATAACACGCTTTTTAGAGATATAAGGTAATACCCGCTTTTCATTTCTGATTTTGAGCTGTGTACCAAGATACTTATTAAATAAATGAATGATTTTATCCACTAAGCCACGGGCAACAAGGTTTATTAAAGTGTCATCATTCATTTTTGCCTCCGTTTTTACGTTTAGAGATAACTTCCAGTACTGCATAAGTAAGTTTATCCTCACTAATTCCTAGCTCATTAGAAAGCTCTGAAACATCTTCGGAACTGATAATATCAAATGCTGTCATTGCCTTGTGCTTGGTTTTTCTACGTTGTCTTTCATGGCGAACACCACGATTAAACGCCACATCATACAGATACTCATAAACAAAAACACGCATCCAGTCTTGCCAATTTTCTTTATTTGCGTTGTGATAGTCCATCAAGATAATTTTTTCCTCAATGATGTCAGCTAATTGCATAACGCCTTCTGTAACGTGTCCCTTATAATCTGTTTGTTTGATTTCTTGCTTAATGCGATAGCGTTCAGCGATATCATGGGATAATTTGATACGAAAGGGCGCTTTATTTTGATTGAAAATAACTATTGTTTTTTTGTTTTCTGCGCTTTTCAAAAGAACTTGATGACCTATTTCAGGGTTCGTTTTTACTGACAAAATTAAAAAATGTTTATTTTCAAAAGTTCGTGTTTTCTCTAAATCTTCTATTTTGAAAGTAGATGATTGCGCTCCTAGTGCTTGCTCAGTAATATCTATTGTTACCATTTTCTTACCCCTTAACCATTTCTACTTGAATGTCATTTTCTAAAGTTGTGAATGTCACTACGCTTTGACCGTCAAACAAGCGGTAGACATACTCATTGAGTTGGATAAAATGTCTCGCTTTAGCTTTTAATAAGTCCATGAGTTCAAAAGCGATTGAATCATCAAGGATATAAGTTTCTTTGTTTATTGGTTTATTCATTTGTTTTTATTCTCCAATTTGTTATAATTAGAGTAAAGCAAAGCCCTAGCAAGGCTTGCCTTACTTAATATTTAAGCTGTTTCTGTGGTGGTTTCAGCTTTTTTTGTACGCTTATTTAAATTCATCTAAACTAACTCCCAATGCCTCGGCAATCTTACCGACTGTCAGCCATTTGGGCTTTTTTATTTTGTCAGTTCAACCGCTGCTTTATAAGCATTTGACCATTCATAAAGCTGAGGAATGAGCGAATTTTGAAGAAATTCTTTTGAGTAAACTGAGAGTTTTTCTTTATAAAATTCGACTGACTCTTGATAAACTACTTGCCCAAGATGATTAATTGTTTTTACTTTTTCCATTAGAACATCCATTTGCCCAATCGGGCTTTTTTATTTACTAAAAATTGTTTAATTTCATGAAACGCCATGCCTATTTCTAACAGTAAGATAATGCTGTCAGTATAGCGCCTAAGCGTTTCTTTTTGTTCTGCGGTTAATTTGTCGCCTGACTGTTTAAAGCTCGTCAGACTGCGATATTTTCCGCTTGTCGTAAGCTGTACAAGTAAATCAAGAATGATTTTATGATAGTACGGTTTCGACTGTTTGCTGTTTGTTATTGCGGTGTTTAATCGATTCATGTTAGTTAATCTTGTAAGCTTCACAGACAGCAGTTATAAATTTATTAACGTAAGGTGTGCCTTTTCGCTTTCCTGAAAGGATAGCCGAAACATCTTGCTTAGGGTATCCTGTTAATCTAACTAGTGTTTGCTGTGTCCAGCCTTTAGCTGACAAATATTGCTTAATTTTTAAACGCTGTTCGTCCATGTTTTGTGTTGTATCAATCATTTACGAGTGTTCCTTTCGTTTGTTGTGTAAGGCATTCAGTAAGATAAATATGTATATTAACACTTGACAAAAATATACACATCTACTACAATAAGTGTATGAAAAAAATCACTTAATAAACTAACTTCAACGGGCGGGGAGCTTATCGAATTTGTTTATAAGGGCTTTTTGCTTACGTTTTAACTTACAAAATATATTATATACATATTTGAATACAATGTCAAGTTATATGATATACAGATATGAATAATTTATTTTGTGATTTCTGAAAGGGTAATACAAATGAATTTATACGAAAAAATAAAAGAACTAGCTAAAGAGAGGGGAGTTTCGATTAGGCAAATAGAAGAGAAACTTGGCTTTGGGAATGGTACTTTAAACCGCTGGCGTACTATTATGCCGAGTATTGATAAAGTGCAAAAAGTCTCTGATTATTTTAATGTCTCTATCGATTACTTATTAGATTTATCTGCTTTCAGGAACGAGGAAGAAATCAAAAGGGCTACACGAGCTTTTTTGACTGGGGACTCAGACAAGGAATATGAGAATACTTTTTTTAATAGTTTTAGCAGACTCCCAGATAATGACAAAATAAAAATTCAATCCAATGCCATTAATACAGAATTAATGAATTTTGGTTACTCAGTAGATTTTGAGGATTTTGACAGAATATGTGATATTTTCAATTATATTCTGGAGCTTTCGGGTATGTTGGCTCATGCTAATGCTCAAAAGAATAATGAAAATTTTAATATGATAGAAGACTTTTATAATCTTTTTTCAAAATTCAACAAGCTAGGATTTTCAGTTATCGACTATCATACAGGAACGAACTTTAATTTTTATGAAAGACTAGTCAATTTCGATGAGGAAGCCTTAAATTATTATAGAAAAAACAAAGATTTTTGATTTAAAAAAAATAGTAAAGCTATCCTCATGCTGTGGGATTGGTTCATACAAAATGGCGGTAACTTTGAGGATATAACACAGTTCTGTAAAATAACTGGTTGCCACTATGACGCCACTAAACGACTAATAACGTCAATGTGCTGTGATATGAGCAAAAAGAGCTTTCGTGAGTGTGCCATTGATTACATCAGACGTTTCGACATCATCACGCACGACACGTTAAATATATACAACTTCTTAGACTTTTACGGCTATCATCACAACGCTTATGACGAAGCGTGTGCGTTGCTGTATGAGCTGTGCTGGTTTGAGTTGGTGGAGTAAAAAAGGAGGAAACATGAAACTATCGGACTACTTAAAGAGTATTGATAACTTAGATGAAAAAATGGAAAAGGCTGTAATTATAGCTGGGTATGAGAGAATGCTTGGAGAACACTACAGACTACCACAAGAACAGTTTGCTGACCTGATGGAATTACCTTTGCCAAAATTAAGAAGAGTTATTCATGAAATGAAAAAAGCAATAGATTAGAACTTTAATAGTGCTAAAGTCTATAAAACAAGTCCTAAATTTTAGGAATGCAAAATAAAAAGCGCTTGTGCGCCGGAAAGGAAAATAAAATGAACAAAGATTTAACTCAATCATTAGTTGATAGGCAAAACATACTAAATAATCCTTTTGCTGTAGCTGAAGCAAGGAAGACTTTTAATATTGAACAATTATTTTTTACTAATCAACAAATAGCAGACTTTTATAATGTTAATATCAGGACAATTGAGAGAATCATTGAAGAAAACAACCATGAATTGAGCCAAAATGGAGTGATGATTTTAACGGGTTCAAAACTTCAAGAATTTTTAAAAATGAACAATGATTTTGATACCGACAAAAATGTCGGGAGCAAAACAAGAAAGTTGACAGTATCAACGGTTAAAGCTGTCTTAAATTTCTCAATGTTACTAAAAAATAGTGAAAAAGCTCGGGATGTTAGAGGGATAATACTTGACCTAGCTATGCAAAAAGTTTCAGATAAGACCGACGGAAATGTTAAATATATCAATCAAAGAGATAAAGAGTATTTAAATCAAGCACAACGTGAGGCGGTGGAACGGAAAAATTTCACACAGTCTTTAAAAAATTATATAGCCATGGGAAATTATAAGTACGCATATTTTACAAACGAAGTGTACAAAGCGATTTTTAGAGAGCGTGCTCAAGAATATAAAACACTTCTCAAACTGAATTCAAAGGATAATATTAGGAGTACTTTATATAGTGAAGTTTTAGTAATTATTGCTAGTTTTGAAGCTGGTTTAGCTAGTGAGTTTGAAAAGAAAAGCGATTCTCTTGGTAGAGGGCTTTCAAAAGATGAGGCCGATAAAATAATCTGTGAATTTTCTGAACAACCGTTGTATACCCCATTACTAGATAATGCACGAACTTTAATGGCGTCAAGAGATAACTCTTTGCGAGATGTCAGGCATGAAAAACTTTCGGAATATATAACTGCCATGTCTCAGGAAGATTATGAAAAATTCTTAGGAGAGCAAAGTAAATCTTTAGAACAGCAAATACAAGAAAATAAAGCTGTTTTTGAAAGGTTGAAAGATAAGTGACGAACTATTTGACCTTAAATATTGCATATAATGAACATCAAAAAATCATTAATGAGACTGGCGGGCTTTCTGGAATAAGAAACGAACGATTAGGTAGTGTTTTAGAACATATCCAAAACGATTCATATTATCCTCTCTTTGAAGATAAATTATGTCATTTAGTCTTTTCTGTAGCTGAAAATCATTCATTTCAAGACGGGAATAAGCGGTCATCAATCATTTTAGGTTCTCTATTCTTAAAGATAAATGGCTATTCTGACGAAATTATCAGTGCTTTTATCCAAAATATGGAAGCAATAGTATTAATGTTGGTTGAAAAAGAAATCTGTAAAGATGATTTAAACGGATATATCTATTTCATAATTAATCAAGAAGAAATGCCAGAGGAGCTTTCAGAACCTTTAGAAGCTCGATTAAAAAGAGAACGTGGTTATTGATAATAGGTCAAGTAAAATCTCACTGAACCATAACTCAGTAATAAATACAATGACGTACCAAGTCAATTTACTGCCAACATTTGCCAACAATTAACAAGTGTACTTTTAGGTACGGTTGTTCAGCATGATACTGACAGTATGTAAATTTTGTATGTTGTTCATACCCTACGTAATGGTTGACGGCTTCCCCATTTATATGGGGAATAACTACATGTAAATTTTGTATGTTGCTAGAATTTGCTGTGTATTTGTAACTACGGAGCTATAACATTTTTGTTTTGGATGGGTACACCTCAAAGTTACCCCATACCCGACGTGATGTCGGTATAGACTTTGTCTAGTGTTGATAACCTCCACAATTTTGAGGGCGTTAAAATCTTTACACCCTTAACAGTATTTTAGTCGGTATAGCTTTCTGCCACAAGTGGCAAAAACGAAAATTTCGTTGTTGTTATTAAGGGGGTCGTGATTCACGACTTGCTAGGGAGGAACGAATCGGAACCCCCTTTTTTAGGGTCTCAGATAACGAAAGATACTTTTTCACAATTTTGTGATTAACCTTGTCTAAGCCTTGTTAGTTTTATCTAGCCATAATCTCATTTTGTTTATATGTTTTTGGTTTCACTTTTTTCTGAAACCAATAATAGGATATGAACATTTTTGTACAAATCTCTATAGGTTCACTCTAAAATATCATATTTAGGCGACCATCATTTTTGATGGTCGCCTATCCATAAACCGCATAATACCAAATATTCGTGAGGTCAGCGCAAAGTTGCGCTCACGTATTTCGATGAGTTTGGATTTAATTCATGAAATAAAACAAGCGTATTTTCACGCGAAAAAAATGGCTTAATAAAGCTGTTTATCAGATATTTTCTATCAAATCACTCGTATTTTCTAGCGTAAATGGTTTAATTCGGAAAATAAAAAAAGCGCCCTAGTTTGAAATAGGACGCTTAGAATAAACTTTATAAAAAAGTATATTTTTTGGAATAAATAGATTATACAACATATTCTATAATTTGTACATTAAAAAGCCACTCGAAAGAGTAGCTTAATACTTGAAAGTAATGACATCTCAAAATCATTATACTTTCATCTTACACCTTTTTGTATTCAGTTTTAAATTAAGAAATAGAGACATAGTTTTACTCTTTTTTTAGTAAAACTACCTGAGGTCGCATTTTACGACTATAGCCACAATCCAATTAGGACAAGGGACTTTTTACTTTACCTCAACTATCGGAAATTTACGAAAGTTCATATCTGTTAAAATGCAAGGTATAAAATATAGAGGCGCCGCTTGTTGTTTTAATATTGTTTACACGGATTTAAAATCTGCATAAACGTGTCTACTTGAAACTCCCCAATATAATCAAAGTGGTTTATATCCACTATAAACTTAGAAAGAATTTACACCATGAAAAAAGACGACGTTATCAAACTATCAGACGGACAAATAGCCACAATTGTTACTGGCGACGAATCTACAACTTTGCAAAATTGTTATATTGTTCGGCTCGAAAATGAAGATATAAGAGTGGTTGATAGAAAAACTCTAACGCTTGCGGAATCATTGAAATAATAGTCGTTTATAACAAATTCCCCCTTTTTCCACCAATTCCATAAGTAAATTATTGAATCTTTTTTTACTTAACCCCAATACGTGCAAACCTGAACCACGTTAAAAGCTGAATGAAAATATAGGAGTATGTATATGAGAGTGAAAACAATAACATGTTACACCAGCGCAAAAGTTTTTGACGATAAAATTAATGATTTTTTAGTCTATCTTGAGAGAAATAATTTTGACCTAATCAATATTGATTATCAATATCACTTCTGTACTTTTACAGCTCTAATAAGTTATCAAGATAAGAACTAATAATTTTTCTCAGACAATTTGTTACTCTTGATACCTTACTGTTACTCTTAATTTTAGAGAAAGGTAACAGCATAAACCCTTTATTTATATAGCTTTATAATACTTTGTTACTCTTGTTACCGTAAATAATACTATATCAGTTGAGAATTTAATAACTCTATAAACTAATAAACCAGTTAACTAATTAATCGTATAAGCTCTAATAAAAATATTTCTCAATCCTCGTACATGCCTTGCCTGACATTAGTACAAAATGGAAAGGAAGAAATAATATGAATATTAAAGAATATATAAAAAAAGACGGTACAAAAGTGTACCGTACTGACGTTTATTTAGGCGTAGATAGTCTGACTGGTAAGCAAGTACGAACAAGTGTAAGTGCCAATAGTAGAAAAATGTGTGATATTAAAGCACGCCAAGCTATAAATAAGTTTATCAATAATGGGTCTACAATTGCAAGGGAAAAAGTGGTTTTTGATAACTTTGAATCTTTGGCTTTGAGTTGGTTTGAGAGTTATAAGCTGACAGTTAAAGCCAATAGCATACGTTCAGTAAAAAATTATCTAAAAGTTTATATTTTACCAGCTATTGGGACATACGTTTTACCAAAAATAACGGCTATGTTATTACAAGGTATTGTTAATGATTGGTCTAAGAATGCTAATACCTCTGAGATTATTAGTGGTAAACGTGAAAAGGGTAAAGGTAAAAACTATAAGATAATGCTCAATATCATCAAACGTATCCTTGATTATGGTGTGCAATTAGGAGCGATAAACGACAATCCAGCTACTAAAGTTTTCCCTCCTAAGTTAAAGACAAGGACAGTTAAAAAGATTAAGTATTTTGATGATAAAGAGCTGAAAATGTTCTTAGAATATCTTGAATCATTAGAGCCAAGTATAGAGAACCAGCTACATAATGCCTTATATCGTCTATTATTGGCTACTGGTTTACGTATTGGTGAGGCTTTGGCTTTGAATTGGTCTGATATAGACTTCTCCGAAAAACTTGTTAATGTAACAAAGACAACTTTACAGAGCAGAGAAGTGCAAGATAGCCCCAAAACTAAAGGAAGTAATAGAATTATTTCGCTTGATAATGCCACTTTACAAATTTTAGCCAATTGGCGTAAATTCCAAAATAACCATAATAAAGTGATAGGTTTGTCTGATAGTGTAGTATTTTCTTATGACGGTCAAAGATTGATTTATGAGAGTGAGAGAGTACGTCTTTCTTCTCACTTGGAATCAGCAAGGCTCCCAAATATCGGATTGCATGGTTTCAGACACACTCACGCTAGTTTGTTGATGAATAATGATGTGAACCCTAAAGAAATACAAGAGCGGTTGGGACATTCTAAAATAACAACAACCTTAGATACATATAGCCACCTTGCCAAGGACAAGAAAAAAGAGACTGCCGAAAAGTTCAGCAATATCTTAAAAGCATTATGA